GCATCAGGATTAGCGTTACCTGCTGTATTAGCTGTTGGTGGTATTGCTGCAATTGGTCAAGGTGTCTCTTCACAACAAGCTCGTAGAGAAGCAATAGCTAAAGGTGAAACTCCAGAAGAACAATCTTGGTGGAATAAACCGTTAATGGATTCATGGACTGGTAAGGACTATATAGCCAAACCAAAAACTAATAAAACAGAAGCTATTAAAGATTCAACCATAAAGACTCAACAAAATATAGAAAAAACCACTAACCATAATGAGGAGTCTCTAAAAGTTCAAACAGAAATTCGAGACATATTAAAAGAGCAAAATAAAAATACTCAAGCTGTCAAGAATTCTGTTGACAAACAAACTGCAGCCCATAATATCAATACAGAAAAAGTTGTTGATGTTCAAAAGGATTCTATGCGTAAAATGGATATGAGACGTACCCTAGCTGATTCAGATGGTATTGTATCACCTTAAAATAGCGCTACTATTGAATCCCACCCCCATAAAATATAAATTGGTATCAATTTAAACAATACTAACCAAGTAATATGTAGTAGAGCAAAGAACCAACCCAACAACCAGTTAATAACTAAAAAACGATCTGGGTGAACATCAGTTTCACTCAGATATATTACACTTAATACTACAATTGCTATACCAATCCACTTATTAAATATAGTTAAATGTAATCGAACAGCACCAATTATACGATTATATATTCTTGTACCAAAATTCTTCTTCCAAGCATCACGACCAGACTTCAACGCAATTGCATATTTACCACTATAGTCGAATTCACACTCAACTATATCGAGTAGTGCAATCCATTTACCAGATGCTAGGTACCCCCACATCCACAATATAAATATTATAACAGGTTTTGTACCCAGAATTCCCTCAAACATCCAAACAACTGCAACTCCACCAACCCAAAAACATAGAAAATTTAATAATCCTAAAAACAGTGTTGGTGATATAAGATAAAATATCATAAAGTTGGTTTCAGCATTCCACATTCGTTGAATTGCTGCATAATTATGATCACCAACTGCATCTGACATAATCATTAAATCTCGATCATGTCGCCGCATCTCAGTTATATTAGGTGCCATATCATATGACTCTACATAGCTACCATCAAGAATACTCTGTTCAGGTTGGTAGTCATTATCACGCTGATAACGTATCATTTCATCCTGAACTGGTTGAGGAATTTGACGTTTATACCATCTAGCGTAACGTTTATTCATAAATCACCATATGATTGAATTGTTTATATTATAGTTGAATATTAAGAAAAGTTCAACTATTTCACCCTATAATATTAAACATATAAATACTCTATCAAACTTTAAAGGTATACTTAGCAATGGCAAAATGGACTAATTATTTTAAGATCATAACCCCAACCCCAACAGAAGCACAAATTAGTGATGGTCAAGACCTTACTAATCAAGGTGCATATTCCAATTTCTCATGGTATCAACGGTTAGTACAAGGATCTGCTTCCAGACAAACACGGTATCGTGAATTTGACTTAATGGATACTGATGTTGATATTGCCCGAGCTTTAGATACAATTGCTGAAGAAATGACTGGTAATGATCCTCGTAATGATGATCCTTTATTAATCCATATGACTAATGAAGGTGAAGATGAGCAAGACCAGACTGGTGTTAACGTTATGACTTTAAAGGTTGCTGTTAAGCGTTGGATTCGTATTCACGGATGGGATACAAAATTATTCAACGTTGCCAGGTTATTAGTTAAGTATGGTGATGTATTCTTTAAGCGAGACAATACAACAGCTAAGTGGGAATTTATATCCACCAAGAATGTTGTTGCTGCTATTGTAGATGAGAATGATGTTACTAAAGTTATTGCATGGCAGATCAAGTTAGATACTAAAAAGGTATCAGCAGGTACCGGTGCATTATCATTCAGTGGTGGTACTAATACTGATACTACACAATATGAAATTGTACAAGCAAATAAGATTGTACGATTCACTTTAAATGATGAAATGTCAGAATCAGCTCCATTTGGAGAATCTGTATTAAGATCAGTATATCGTTCACACAAACAAAAACAATTATTAGAAGATGCTATTATCATCTATCGTATTCAAAGAGCACCAGAACGTCGGGTATTCTATATTGATGTAGGTAAAATGCCACCTCAACGTATTAAACAATACTTGGAAGGTATTAAAAATGAAATACGTCAAAAGAAGGTACCAACATTCCAAGGTGGTACTGATGAAGTTGATACTGTATACAATCCACATTCAATGTCTGAAGATTTCTTCTTTGCACAACGAGCAGATGGTAAAGGATCAAAAGTTGAAACATTACCAGGTGGTGCGGGGTTAGGTGAGTTAGCTGACTTAGAGTATTTCAGAGAGCGGGTTAGTTTAGGTTTAAGAATTCCAACATCATATTATAAGCAAGGCCAAGACGGTGCAATGTTTAATGATGGTAAAGTTGGAGTTGCATACATTCAAGAGTTACGTTTCGCATTATACATTATGCGATTACAAAGTCACCTTGAACAAACATTAGATGTTGAATTTAAAAAATATTTAAAAGCTTGTGATATCTATATTGATGAGACAGATTATGTAATACGTTTACCAGAACCTTCTAACTTCGGTAAGTATCGTCAACAAGAAGTTGATGCTACATTATTGAGTATGTACGGTGGTTCAGAAGCGATTCCATATATCTCTAAACGTTTCGGTTTAAAACGATTCTTACAATTAACTGATGAAGAAATTACAACAAACGAAAGAATGTTACTTGAAGAGAAAGGATTAGATCCTGATCAACGAGATGATAAAACATTAACTACTATCTATGGAGCTCCAGACACTGGTGAAGGTGGAATGGGAGGTCCAATGGGTGGTGGAATGGGAGGAGAACCTCCTGGTATGATCGCAGGTGGTGGAGACTTAGGTGGTGATATGGGTGCAGAAGGTGGTGCAGCTCCAGGTGGAGAAGCAGGTGGACCACCACCAGCTGCAGGCGCAACACCCCCACCAGTATAATTTTTAACATAATTTTATAAAACAGTATAAATAAAAACAGAGGAAGATGCTTTATAATATCATTCCTGGAAACAACAAAATAACTTTACCTTTCGAATACAACCGGAAGGTTAACACAAGGAGTAATTTAAAATGGCAAAAAAAGTAAAAGCTGGCTGGGCTACAAAAGCTGGTAAAAATAAATTGAAATTGTCACGCGTTAAAGAAAACATCACACGTGAAAAGCGTTTAGCTATGTTAGAAGAAATGATCACTAACTTAGTTGCTGGTAAAACTGCTGAAGCAGACATCAAATTGCATGAGTACTTAACATCAAAAGCTCGCGGTATCATCAACGAAAAAGAAGATGATTCTGATGAAGATGATATGATGGATGACGAAAAAGAAGGTGATGATGAAGATGATTCTGAGCCTGATAACGACGGTGATGATTCAGAAGATGATTCTGATGAAGACGACATGGATGACAAAGATGAAGATGATTCAGAAGAAGATGATTCTGATGATTCAGAAGAAGATGATTCTGATGAAGATGATGACATGGAACCACCAACAAAGAAAGTTACTGAAGCTATGAAATTGAAAGCTAAGAACTTACGTAACGCTGCAGCAATCAAGAAAAGAACTAAAGGTAAATAATCTTTAATTCTTAAGTTATACCAAATAGAGGGACTTTAGGTCCCTCTATTTTTGTCTGTTGTCCAGAGGTTTATATAAACTTTTGTATCTTAACTATAAATATCAATACTAAAGTTTATAATAATATTAGGAGAATTATAATGAATCAACAATTATTAGTTGAAGAATTGACACCTGCAGTTGCCGGTTTAATTCAAGAGTCATCAACAGATGGTAAAAATGTATGGTTAAACGGTATTTTCATGCAAGCGGAATTAAAAAACCGTAACGGTCGTGTTTACCCATTACATGAAATTTCCGCTGCTGTTCAAAAAGCAAACGAAGCTATCAAACAAGGTAACGGTATTTTAGGTGAATTAGATCACCCGCAAAACTTAACTATTAACTTAGACAGAGTCTCTCACCTTATTACTGAAATGCGTATGGAAGGTTCTAACGTTATTGGTAAAGCTAAATTGTTAGACACACCAATGGGTTCAATTGCTAAAACATTAGCACAAGCTGGTGTAGCATTAGGTGTTAGTTCACGTGGTGCTGGTGCTGTAAACGAATCAGGTGGTGTTAGTAACTTTAACTTTATCACTGTTGACATCGTAGCACAACCATCTGCTATTAATGCATATCCATCAACTGTATATGAATCATTAGAGCATAGTAAATCTGGTCATAATATTCTTTCTTTAGCTGAACAAGTTCAACACGACCCTGCAGCTCAAAAATACTTAAAAGAAGAAATTATGAAATGGATAAACACTGGATTGTTTGCTAAGAGTACAAAGCGTTAATTTTAGCTAAACACTACAATAATAAAATCAAATACTAAGTGTATCAGTATGATTTGTATAAAAATTTAAAAAATCATACTGTTATAACCTATTGATTTTATTAGAAAATTTTATTAAATTTAACCTTTTTAATTATTATAAATCAACCAGTTATAAATAATCATATCAAAAATGTAATAGGAGAATTGCAATGGACGAACTTTTAGCAAAGTTACTTGAAGCTCAAATTTTATCTGAAGATACTAAATCAGAATTATTAACAGCTTTTAACACAAAATTATCTGAAGCTGTTGAGACTGCAAAAGCAGAAGCTCAAGCTGAAGTACGCGCTGATTTGACAGAAAAGTGGATTGGTGAGCGTGATGTATTAATCGAAGCTATCGATAGTAAAGTTGAAGAAGCCTTAACAGAAGAAATTTCTGAATTAAGAGCTGACCTTGACCGTTTCCGTGACTTAGAAGCAGAACATGCTGAAAAGTTAGTTGAAGCAAAAGCTCAAATGGCTGGTGAATTGAAAAATGACTTACGTCAATTAGTTGAGAAGTTAGATTCATTCTTAGAAATTCGTTTACGTACTGAACTTGAAGATTTACGTGAAGACATCGCTTTCAATAAAGAAAACCAATTCGGTCGTTCAATCATTGAAGCTTTCCGTCATGAATTCGAAAATAATTTCTATGATAAGAAATCACAACTTAAATCAATTCGTGAAACACAAACTCGTTTGACTGATACAGAAAAAGAATTGAAAGAAGCACAAGCTCAATTAAGCACAATGCTTCGTGAATCAAAAATGAAACAAGTCCTACAACCATTAAAAGGTACACAACGTGAAGTTATGGAAGCGATTCTAAAAACTGTTGATACCAACAAATTGGAAGAAGGCTACAAAACATTCATCGGCCGTGTTATTCGCGAAGCTGACGAAAAATCTTCAGAGAAGGAAAACTCAGTACTAGCTGAAGGTGTAACAAAACCAGTTAAGAAAGCAGTTACAGAAGGTAAAGTAGTTTCTGGTGACAATGTTCAATTAACTGAAAGCAACAAAAACCAAGAAAAGCCATCAACTGATGTCTCACATTGGAAGAAATTGGCTGGTCTTTAATTTAATAGCTAGTACAAAAAAATAAAACTTTAAGGAGATTTAAAATGGATGAAATAATTCAAAATTGGGGCGAAGTTAAAGGCGCTCTTTTAGAAGGTTTAACTGCTGAAAAGCAAGCTGTTGTTGGTACTTTGTTAGAAAACCAAAAAAACCATATCTTAGCTGAAAGTGCTGCCGCTGGTGCAACTTCAACTTCTGATATCGCTGGTTTCAGAAAAGTATTGATCCCGATGATTCGTCGTATCATTCCTGGCTCAATGGCTACAGAATTAGTTGGTGTACAACCAATGTCTGGTCCAGTTGGCTTAGTTTATACTTTGCGTTATCGTTACACAGAAGCTGTTACTGGTGTAGCTGCTAACAACCCATTCGGTGCACCAAACGCAATCGCACCACATGATGAAGTTTTCGGTAACTTGTCACCAATCCGCGCTTTCTACAGTGGTTCAATTGGTGCTGATCAACCAGCTGGTACTTCTGGTATCGGTGCTTTCGCAACTCCAACTGACATCGCTGCTGCTGGTGCAACTGGTAAAGCATGGGGTTCTTCATTGACTGCATTCGACACTACTCACTTCGGTCCTTACGGTCCTGATGCATTAGGTATCAGCCACGCAGGTTCATTGTACGGTGGTTCTGGTTCATTCTTAGAAGGTTCTGGTGGTCGTAAAA